AAAACATTTAACCTTTCCGAGTGTAAAATCTCGGAAGGTATTCTCATACCTGATGGATTTGCCGGTTTGCTAACCGAGTCCATAAAAAAGACACTATATAAACATGCAACAGGTCGGTCACATACTCCGCTTGTGAGTTATAGCAACCGTATCCATGTAAAATATGATGAGGAATAAAATGAAAAAGTTAATCATACTCGCCACTATCCTTGCCTCTTTCACGGCACAGGCTAAGTCTCAACCTAAAAAGGAAGAACTGCCTATCTGTGATAAGAAAGAAAATGTTGTTAAGTATATGGAAGAGGCAAAATATTTTCCATTGCTTAACATGACTAACAAAGAAGGTGTGGTGGAAACCATTTGGATTACAGGACAGGCTATTGCTATCACTACCAGTCCACCAAAGAGTGAAATGACTTGCCTTATTGCTATGATGCATGATGTTCTTTATAATTCTGATACAGTGACAGGTTTATATAAAGTATTTGAGGCACAATTAAATAAAGAAAAAGGTATATAAAGTGCCTAAATAGATATTCCATATTCTTCGGAATGTGGTAGCCATCTGTCCACGAAGGTACTGGCGGATGGCACTTAACCCATAACTTCGCAGCCGTTTCGGCAAACAATCTCCTCACATTCTAATTTATCTTGACCCTGTGTGGAGACTTGTGCGTGGTTATGCATAACAGAAAGGTAACTATATGAAGAAGATTATTCTAGCCGCTGCGGCGGCCTCTGTTATGTTTGCGACATGCGGCATGGCAGAAGCCAGAGTCCACTACGGCAAACATAGTCAATATTCAGGCCAATCCGTGTCAGAGGAATCCGATCCTATCACCAGCATCTTTGGTGGAGAAAATTGGAGTGTCTCACCTCAACCACGTTTTAAAAACAAGAGACAGGCCAAGGCATATACTGAGGAGCAAGAGGACCACTGGGGTTTCGGTCATGCTTCAAACTCCTTAGTCGCACTCGGCTATGACTTACAGCGTAGAGGGTTCCGTGTATCGGAACATCCAAGATTTGGAGGAGTCCATCATGTTCACCATGGTTGGGCACACTACGCAGGCCGTGCCATTGACGTAAATGTGGGTCGTGGCGTGGTTGAAGCACGTTCTGGATATGCAAGTAGATTTGACCATCTTGCGACCGAATTAAGGTCGGAGGGTTACACTGTTCTCTGGCGTGTGCCAGGTCATTATAATCATATGCACATTCAGCGATAATATAAATAGGAGTGGAAAGAAATTTCCACTCTTTTTTGTTTGGAGAAAATAAATGGCATTACCTAAATCTGGTATAATATCTTTGGCCGATATTCGTGCAATCGTCCAACCAGGTGGTGGCCAGTTTGATTTCAACAATAGTGATCTTAGGTATCTTGCCCATAGTAATTTTAATGGCGGCCAGGTTTTTATGTCTGAACTTTGGGGTAAACCTATTGCCGGTCAATATGTATTTACTGCCGATAACTATGCCGTAAATACACAATATTCTTTTATTTGTCCTCCATACCAATACATCACAATAGTTGTTGCCGGCGGCGGCGGAGGTGGCGGCGGTGGTGATAACCATAACGCTTACGGTGCTGGTAACAATGGATATGAAGGTGGTGGTGGATATCCATCTGCTCTTTCTTTTCCTGGATATGAAACACATGCCTATGGTGGAGCAGGAGGCCATGGTAATGCCGGTACAGGTAATATTGCCGCAGGCGGCGGCGCCGATGCTACGGGAGGTTATGGTTCTTTTGAAGTAGGTACAGGTTCTCCGGGCGGAGCAGGTGGAGCACCACAACAAGGCAGTGCTTGGGGTGGTCAAGGTGGATATGGAGGCCGCAACATAGCAACTTTTCAATTTAAAATTTCACCTTATTATCCACCATATGGTTCGGTGATCTATTTTGTAATAGGAGGCGGAGGTGATCCTGCTCCACAAAATGCAGCACCTGGTGCTCCTGGTTATGTCGTATTTTATTTTTCGTAAGAGGATTGGCAATGGATCTGTTTATACAATTAAAAGATGGAAAACCAGAAGGACATCCGATACCTGATTGGAGTCTAAAGATGTGTTATCCGGATCTAGACCCTAAAAATCCACCTGAAGGTTATGCAAGATTTCATAGAGAACCTTATCCTACATTAGAAAACCAAACAGTTGATGGTGTCTCTTATGAACTTAGTAATTATTATAGTGTATTGTATGAAACAACCACATACACCGACATATACAATATAAGAGACTTGACACAAGAAGAGATTGAAATCAAAAAAAGTATTCAGAGAAACATACCGTTAAAACCAGATGATGGTAAGGTATATTATTGGGATCATATCAATAATAAATGGGTAAATGTTGATGTTGCCATTAAAGTATTCCATAGCTTCTTTATGAAGTATAAAATTGATCCTACCACTTTTGACTTTTCAAAATTGGATTCTCTTACTGATGAACAAAAAGTAGAATATGCTAATCTTATTGTCAAATATAATGACATGGTAAACAATCCATCTCCAGTTAAGACTCCTAAAAAGAAAGCAAAATCTCCTAAAAAGTGAAGTTAATAACATGAACAATTTTGATCCACATTCAAATGAATGGCTATTGAACAAGTTTGATATCTATAAAGAACTGAGATCACAAGACTGTGCTTATTGGAGTGATAAGTATAAATTATATGTTATGACCCGATATGATGATGTATTTTATATCCTTAATAATCCTGATATCTTTTCATCCGCACAAGGCAATTTAATTGTCGAACACCCCGATAGATTTGGAAATACCTTAGGTGCTAGTGACAATCCTATTCACAGTGAATATAAAAACATTGTTAAAAATGCCTATAGTAAAGATAATATAAAAAGAATATCAAAGTTATTCAAAGCAAAGGCCTTAGAACATTTCACCAGTAAGTCGGTGGTGAACATCTCAGATGTTACTGAAGATTTAAGTGGTTGGACAACCGCTGAGTTTTTAAACTTCCCACTAGATAAAACATATATGAAATATCTGGTGGTTGCTACACAAAGATATAATCCTTTTGCTGTTTATGAAAACTTTGATTTGGAGTTTGACAAGAAATATAATAGATTACTGAACACAATACTAGACAGAGTTCCTGCTACCGGACCTGGAATTTACAATGAGTATATAAACAACAATCCCAAAAACTTGGATGTATTCTCTTTGATTGTTGGACCTATGATATCAGGTGCCAGTTCATTTACTGGAGCATTACAGTTCCTTACATTGGATCTTTATAGAGAAAACCAACTTGATACATTATTAAATGATAGGTCATTAATACCAGCAGCAGTAAATGAGTCCTTGAGATTTCATGCCTCAACCGGAAGATTTTCTAGAACGGTAACCAAAGATATTACTCTACATGGTATCAATCTAAAACCTGGTGATAGGGTTGCTGCCTGCTTAGAATCCGCCAACCGAGATCCAAATAAGTTTCCAGATCCGGATAAGTTTATAATCAATAGAGATACTACTGGTCAGTTGGCTTGGGGTCATGGTGTTCATGCTTGCATTGCTCTTGCTATTTCTAAAGAATTATTGACGGCATATTTGGAAATACTATTAGACAAGATTGGTAAATATGAAATAGTTACCACAGATTATAAGTATATAATGACAGCATCAGGTAATGATGATATGATATCAAACTTGGTATTAAGAAAGTTTGGTAGTAATGATAGTGTTGACAACATCAAACCTATTAATGAGAAAGATGTCATGTTGGAACAAATAAGTGATTACAGAGAAGAAGATTATTTTTTAGGAAATCTTAAAGACGTTCCTAAAATTCCAAGAAAACAATTACAAATGTTCTTTAACGTTTTTAATGCCAAATAATGGAACTAAAGATTATATCCAGATTTGCCGCAAGAAGAGAGAAGGCAAAAGAACGGTTAGATATTTGCAAAGAGTGTGATAAATATATACCGTTGACAACAATGTGTGGTGTATGTAAGTGTATTATGGAGGGTAAAACATTGTTGCCACGATCTGAATGTCCACTAGGCAAATGGGGAAAATATGAAGAACATAAACGACCTACCATGGATGACCATAGCAAATAAGTATATCGGATTACACGAAGGTACAAGCACAAAGGCCAACCCAAAGGTGGTTAAGTTCTTTGCCGAAGCAGATCATCCAGAAATCAAGAACGACCATACAACACCTTGGTGTGCCGCATTTGTCGGTGCCGTGTTGGATGAGGCAGGACTCCCACATACAGGTTCACTATTGGCACTAAGTTATGCCAAGTATGGTCAGAAACTAACCAAACCAATGGTTGGTTGTATTGCTACCAAGAAAAGAAACGGTGGCGGCCACGTATTCTTTGTAGTTTCATTTGATGCTAAGTATGTCTATGGTTTAGGTGGAAACCAGAATGACCAAGTATCAATAGCAAGATTTCCCCGTTCAGTTATCAACTCATATTGCTGGCCTGCTGGAGTGCCTATTCCTGACAATGTTATAAATACCGTGGTAGCAAATACAACAACCAATGTAAAAGAGACCTGAAATGGAAGAAGTAGTAGAAAAGGCAAAAGTATTATTAGGTAATGTGTTCGTGATGTATATGAAGGCCCACGCCTATCATTGGAACTATATCGGTTCAGACTTTCCACAATATCATAGTTTTCTGAATGACCTCTATGAAGAACTACACGGTTCCGTTGATGATATCGCAGAACAGATCCGTGCTATGGACAACTTTGCACCGGGTTCCTTGGCACGTATGGTGGAACTATCCGAAATTAAGGAAGACACACAGATTCCTAAACCAGACAAAATGTTTCAGAACCTTTATGATGCCAATGAAACTGTATTGACATGCCTTGACGAGTGTTACCGTCTATCTGGAGAGCAAAAGGCATGGGGTTGGCAGAACTTTGTTCAAGACCGTATTACCACACACCGAAAGCACCGTTGGATGTTAAAGGCAACACTCGGACAAAAGAGTTGATTTCCTAAACCAACTCTGATATAATACATTATGAAAAAAGTTAATGAAGGTATTCTCCACACCCTGGCAAAGATCGCCGAGGCAAACGATGATAGTAATATCCGTTTTGCCGCTGCGGTCGTGTATCGTAACAAGATCATATCTGTCGGATATAACCGCAGAAAATCCCATCCCTTCCAAGCAAAGTTTGCCAAGAACCCAGAAGCAATATTTCTACATGCTGAGGTTCATGCCATCAAGGATGCCTTGCGTGATATATCAGTAGAAGACTTGGCTAAGTGTGAGTTATACATTAGTAGAGTGAAGAAACCCAAAGCAGGCGACAAACATTTTGTTTGGGGTCTTGCTAAACCTTGTTGTGGTTGTCAGAGGGCCATAGCGGAGTTTGGTATACGGAGAACCATATATACTTGTGACGATGTTGGCAACTATGAGGTTTTATAAATGAAAAATTTGAAAACACCTTTACGATATCCTGGTGGCAAGAGCAAGGCAACAAACAAGTTATTACCTTATTTTCCCGATCTTAGGAATTGTAAAGAGTATAGAGAACCGTTCCTCGGTGGTGGTTCTGTTGCCATTGCTGTGGCAAAGATTAATCCTGATATGAATTTCTGGGTTAATGATTTATATTGGCCTTTATATAATTTCTGGATTTATCTCCGTGATAGAGGAGATGAAATGTCAGATGCACTAATTGAAACCAAAACCAATTATAATAATGAAGATAGTGCTAGAGAATTGTTTAACAAGGCCAAGAAAGAATTACATGATAAAGAGACTACCGATTTTGAGAAGGCCATAAACTTTTGGATTGTCAATAAGTGTTCATTCTCCGGTCTTACAGAGTCCTCGACCTTTTCGGCACAGGCTTCTGTCTGTAACTTTTCTTTACAGGGTGCCAAAAACCTAAGAGAATATGGCAAACTGATTAAGAACTGGAAAATCACCAATCAATCATATGAGACATTGCTTGACGGAACTATAGACGATGATATGTTCATCTATCTAGATCCACCTTATGAGATTAAATCTAATCTATATGGCAAGAAAGGTGCAATGCATAAAGGGTTTGACCATGACCTATTTGCTCAGAGATGTAACTTAAATGGTCCTAGAATGGCAATCTCTTATAATGCTGACCAGTCGGTGATGGATAGGTTCCCTGACTGGAACCAGTATGAGTTTGCTCTAACATATAGTATGAACAACAACAGTGCAAACTACCGTAAGAACCAGCAGAAACGCAACGAATTGATACTTGCCAATTATGGATAAATAAGGACAAACGTTTTATGGATTCCCCCATGGCAGCAGAAAAACTCAAAGGTGCAGGTTCAGGAGCAGGCGCAGAAATCACTGCCTTAGGTGAAAGTTTGCAAGCATATGCTTGTGCAGCAAGGCAACATTATAAAAAAGATTTAACAGATATATCACAACTAAAAACATCAGTTGTGACGGCCGCCTCTTGTGATAGAAGTTTAACTCAATGCATAAAAGGTCTAGATGAGGCCTATTACTATACTGTTATCACTATAGCCAATCAGATGTTTAGAGATTATCCATTTTTAAAAAAAGGTGGATATAAATTTTATAGAGGTAGAGGTATTATAATTGATAAGGTATATCCTGCTTTTAATAGATTAAAAAAAGACAGTGGTATTGCCAATGCTAACAAATGGAATCCAGCAGATATTTGGGTTGTTAAAAACAATGTCAAAGTGGAAGATAACTGGAAAACTTTAAGTCAACTGAATAATTTTCTATTTGAGTCCTATAATAAGGGCACAATCATAGGTGTATCACTAAAGAAACTAAAGGTCGGTGGTTCAGCACACCAAACCGTATTTAACAATGGTGAAAAGGTATCCGCTAAGTTCACAGGATTTAAGACCGGTGCCTCAATGACTTCCTCCAAAGACGTTTATATCCAGTTTAACAGTCAAGGTAAGGCCGGCGAAATACAATTGAGAACATTCTCTAGTCGTCCAGACCCAGGCGCATGGCAAGGTGAAATTAAAGGTAAAACTGCCGCAGGCGGTAAAATTGGTGGTGGTGTGTTAATGAAGGCCGCCAAAGATAATGG